TTACGCCCCGCCCGGTGCCGCATAGCCGCCGACAAAAAACCAGCCCAGAAAAACAACGGCGACGATAAAAATAGCCACCGGAAATAGAATACCCAGTCTCATTATTGAGCCCCTGTAGGTGCGAATCGTGCTTAATATGATACGGGATTTCACCGTATATTAGTCAATATGAAAAAATGTTCCCTGGCGACGTGACTTTTTATCCTGATACATCGCGTCGTCGGCGCTTCGTAGCGCTTGCTCAACGTCCATTGCCTGTGGGTCGGCTTCAATCACGCCAAAGCTGGCGCCGGGATAGTTAATTCGGTGCGCGCCAAGGAAATAGCTCCCCGTTAGCTCTTTACGTAAAGCGGCAATATACTCCTGTTGTTCCTCCGCTTCGGAACATAGGCCAACCAGCAAAAATTCATCGCCGCCCAGGCGGCCAACAATATCGCCGCGGCGGGCGCGGGCCAACAGGCGTTCTCCAACCTGAATCAGAAAGCTGTCACCGCAGGGGTGACCGAATCGGTCGTTGATTGCCTTGAAATCATCGAGATCGATAAAAATGAGCAGTACGCTGCGCTGGCGTTCTCTGGCCTGCGCAAACTGTGCGGCAAGATGCTTGAACAACGAGCGGCGATTCGGCAAACCGGTGAGCTCATCGGTGTACGAGTGCATCTCCAGCGCGACGTTTGCTGCCCGAAGCTGCTGCACCAGGGTCTCTTTCTCAACATAGTGCGAAATGAGGTTGGCAAACAGATTCATCACCTGCTCACCCTCAATGTTATAGGGCTGTCTTTCCCGGCTGGTGGCGCAGAGCGTGCCGAATAATGAGCCATCGGTCAGGCGCACGGGGATGCTGAAAAAGGTTGCGATACCCAAATCCTGGGCGGCGATACACGAACGCCAGCGCTCGGCGACATCGTTGCTGAATATGCAGCGGTCGTCCAGCGCACGTTTACACAGGGAGTCATTCCAGGGAACGGAGAAACCTTCAGGGATCTGCATTTCGCTGCTATTGTGCGCGTACATAATCTGCTGGCGCTGCGCCTCGAAGTCAATACGAGTCAGGTAGGTAGATTCCATTCGGGTAACAAGCTCCAGCATCTCAAGCAGCTGTCGAACCAATGTTTCCAGGGTGTGTTCATTGGCGAGCGTTTGTGAAACGCGAGCGAGGAGAAAATCGGACATGAGGAATACGGCTCCCGAACGCTAATCGTAACTACCGGCAAGCTATGCAAAACGACAATTAGCGCAGAATTAACAGAGATACACAAAATTTAACACATCTGTCGGGAGAATACCTGCATCGAGGGTGGGAAAAAAGCCCCGTCGGGTGCGTTGGAAACACCCGGAACAAGGGGCTTTCAACGGTACAATGCGGGGTTGCGCGGCACGCAAGACCATTGAAAGCCATAACTAATTACCCATCTGTGGACATTATGTGGACGTTTCACACATCAGCGCTACCTCTCAGCGGGTTAAGCGAGATCGCGTCTTGGAGGTATTCGGGCGCAAAGTGAGCGTAGGCCATAGTTTGCTCAATTCGTGCATGCCCAAGGATCCTCTGTAACGTAATAATGCTTCCCCCATTAATCATAAAGTGCGTCGCGAAACTGTGGCGTAGTGCATGCGTCGCCTGGCCGGTCGGAAGATCAGGTTTTACTTCCCTGAGTATCTGTCTGAAGTCAGAATAAGACGCCTTACCAAATAGCAACCCTCGCTTACCATCCGCTATGAGTTTTGCCACTTCCGCTGAAACTGGAACAGTCCGCTGCTTGTTACTCTTGGTTTTAACGAACGTCACACGGTTCTGTATGATGTTTTCTGCCTTGAGTCGAGCCGCTTCACCCCAACGAGCACCTGTACTCAAACAGAGAACGGCTATCTTCTTGTTGTCGCCATCCAGTCTAAAGAGCAAGTGCTTGATTTCGTCCTCTGTCAGATAGCCAGTTTCGGGGACTTCTTCTTTCAACTTCTTCCTGCCCCTGATCGGATGTTCACCCGAAAACAACTCGGCCTCGATAAGCGCTGTGAACATGCCACTGATGCTGTTTAGGTCACGGTTAATGGTAGAAGCTTTAATGCCCTGACTTCTTCTTGCCGCGTAATACTGACTAATCAGCGCTTTCGTAATCTGAAAAGCACAAGGATCGTCGGTAATCCTGCAAAAAATATCTAACTTGTTGCGGTTTATCCTACCGTGCTCCTCATGCTTGCCTTTCAAATTCCACCAAAGCTGTATCAGTTCAGACAGATGCCGCTTATCCGTCGGTTTTGATAACCATTCTTTGGTGTGATGGTTGAACTGAGTATGCTTCTCGAAAGCTACCGCTTCACTTTTCTTATCAAACTTCCTGCGGATACGCTTTCCATTGCGACCAGCAGGCCTGATGTCCACTTCATATCGACCATCATCGAGTTTCTTAATAGTCATAAGAAAACCCTCCGATGGGTGCGTTTGCCTTTAGGCCTCAACGCGTTGCAATTATGTGATGAATACTTTTCGACCAATAATAGACATTTGAAATGTATGTAGGACTGGTTAATTGTTAACCAGTCTTTTGGTCTGAGTGCTGCGAGGTTGTTAAGTCTTGCCCAAAGTGTGCGAGTGCCGGTGCGATTTGACCGGCTTCAGGCGAAACCTGATCGGTCATGAACCACAGTGTGTATTTAGTAAATTGAGGTATTTGCAGAATCTTCATCATTACGTCGGTTGGTGGGGTTGAGCGTCCGCTTTCGTAATAACTTAAAGTCCCATAAGGAATTCCTGTTAGATCAGATAGTTGCTGTCTACTTAGATACTCAGACTTTCTTATTAAGACGATTTTCTCGTTTAACGCGTTTGACATGGTGTTTAGATCTCAATAGTATGGTGTTTAGATGTAAACAATTAAGTGTTTAGTATTGAACACTAAAGCCAACTATAAGCCATTAAGAGCAATCCATGAACCGAATAACGAGGAAATGTTAATGGTAAAGCAAATCACAAGCACGACCGATGCGGTTCCTTATCAGGAATTTGCCAGACTCATCGGGAAAACGCCGGCTGCGGTAAGAGGAATGATCGAGAAAGGGAAGCTTCCTGTAATCGAGATGACCGATCCCCTGTCTACATCTGGCCGTGCGGGCGAGTACTGGGTTTACCTTCCAGCCTGGAACAACGGCATGAAACTGGCCTACGAAAGTCGTCCAAAGGAGATTAGGGAAGGGTGGTTGATGTGGCTTGGTCTCGGTGAGTCAGGTCGATAGCCGGTTTCAGGGGAGGAAACATGAAGAACGGTAGCCGCGGATCAGTATCACAACTCAATAGCAAAACCAGCCTCTACTGTGGTTTTACTATTCTGAAACTCCCACGCAAAAAACCGTACAACCGCCAGCGCTATCAAATTACGCACACAGGCCATTATTACGGCATTGACTTTGCTTTATCAGAAGCATGCCGAACGATTGACAGAATCATGAGTAAAAAGCGGTTTATTGCTTTTTAATCTCTGGGGGCGAAAATGAAACTCGAATATGCAGACAAAATTAACTCGCTTTTACAATGCTTCCATTTCAATAAAGAGTTTCTGGAATGGAATCATGATTACTCTCTCCAGCTTTTACGCCATGGCGTATCCCACCTTTATCATTTCGCAATGCTTCAAGGCGAGAATGATGAATGCACTCTTGAAGAACTCCGCAACATCATTATTTCCGTCACCGATGGTGATATCCCTAAACCATATGACCTGCTATCTCTGGGCGCTGAGCAACTGAAGAGGGCTATGAAGTTTGTTCAGCCCCAGGCTGTAACCGTAGAGGTTACACCGGAGATCCTGGAACACCTGAAACTGGGAGCTGAAGCCTCCTGGCGGCTGGAGCCCCCTCGCTTTAACTGATCATCGGAGTACGCCATGTTCACCGAAGAAAAAACATCTTGGGAAGAGGAAATGCTGATTCGAGAAGCAGTGGAAAGTGCCGAGCAGGGGTTCACTGTACATCTAAAAAATGGTGCTCGTATCACCATTAGTTCAAAAAGCCCGTCTAAAGATTTAATAATTTACGGGCTCGAAAAAGCCATTCGCGGTAATCACGATCGCGCGCGAATGACCTTTATTGATTTCATGTATTACTGGCATGAAAGGATATTTAAGCAGATTAAAAGAAAACCGCGTCCAAACAATTAATTAACCCGATTTAAAAATAACGGCATTCACTTTGCCGGGGATTCGTTTGCCTTTTTTAGGAGGTTGCATGTCGGTTACGTCAATAAAGCCGGAAGGCGGAATAAGCGATCCAGAGTTTATGGGTATCAGCACCAATGCGCGCAAAGGCGAGCGCGCCCACTTACTAGGATTGCTGCGCATCCGTATGGGCCTGCTGAAAGAGCAAGGCCTTACCCCCGAAGAGATTTATTCAGCACTTGAGCAGTGGATAGCCAACCACGAAACAACCACCAGCGAGGGCAGTAGACCATGAATCACGTAATGATCGATTTGATTAACGTTAGTAAGAAACCGTCATCACCTCTGTGTGCCATTGAAGCTGTGTTTTTTGAACCCTCAACAGGGCAGATCGGAAAGGTTTTTTATTCTTCGATAGACATTCGTAAATCTGAAAGCTTGAAGGGCCATATCAGCATTAGTACGGCATTCGATTGGATGAAAAAAGACTCTCACTGGCGCGCCGAAGTAATGAGCGCAACCGAAGCTGAAGAAGATGCACTTTGCAGCCTTGCTGCTTTCATCGCCGACAACACCTGTCCCCGGAACGCGGCGTTATTCGTATGGTTCAAAGATGCCCCGGAAAAACTGGTTTCACTTCGTTATGCCGTGGATCGCTTAGAGGTGTCAGGCATTTTACCTGAAGGCACAAAATACCGCTGCATTCGTTCACTTCTCGACCTTGCTGCTGCCACAGACTATGCGCCTCATGCGAGAAGCGCCCTGGCATGTTACACGCTCACTGACGCGCGATATCAAGCGGAACAAGTCTGCGAAATCTGGCAGCGCTTAACCTCCCCACACATTGGATCGCTGTGAGGGCCGCCATGCATTCGCATTTATCTGTTGTTTGTAACGCGCCGTTGCCGGTTTGTAAGAGGGCGCTTGCCGCCCTGAATTGCTTTGCTCGTGGACAGCGTAATTACACCCGCGTCAAGCCACACGCCTATCTCGTGATCCGCATTGGCCTCCGTTGGCGTTTGCTCAGCAAAAACGGTGGTAAGCAGTGGCGACTGATGACCCATGAAACCTATAACCAGGAATGCCGCAAATGATTAAGTCACCTCTTAAGTGGGCTGGCGGTAAAACCCGCGTGTTGCCGGAGCTGCTGAAGCACTTACCTAAAGCCGATTGCTTGATTGAGCCCTTTATAGGCAGTGGCACAGTCTTTATGAATACGGAATACCGCCGCTATGTGCTTTGTGACAGCAATCGCGCATTGATCAATTTCTTCCGCGCGCTCAGGGAAGACCCTGAAAGATTGATACTAATCGCCAGGAACGTATTCAGAAATGGCAATAACGAAGATAGCTATTACGAAGAGCGCAAGTTGTTCAACCACCTGTCGTGGGATGACGAGTGTGCAGATGATTACGTTGTACGGTGGGCGGCCTCATTTTTATACCTGAACCGCCACTGCTTTAACGGGCTTTATCGCACCAACAGGGATGGCGGTTTCAATGTTCCATTTGGCAGCTATAAGGCGCCTTATTTTCCAGAAGCAGAAATGCGCCTATTTGCCGAAAAGGCGCGGGATACTCACGCGCTCTTTCTTTGTAATGATTTTCGTACTTCCATTCCATACGTCGCCAGGAATCGCCTGGACTCCGTGATTTACTGCGATCCGCCGTACATCCCGACTAGCAAAACAGCCAATTTTACCGCTTACGGCAAGCCATTTACCCTGGATGATCACCGCGCTTTGGTTACGGCGTTGCTGGACGTTAATCGCCAGCATGGAACGCGCTCGATCATCTCGAATAGTGACACACCAGAAACACGCCAGATCTACTCCGCTTTCAATCTCCACGCCTTCAGAGTTCGACGTTCCGTTAGCGCCAAAACCCGCGATATGGCCGGTGAAGTGATTGGCGTACTTCGCGTGTGTGGCGGTTGCGGTCGTTCTAGTGGTGGAGGTTGCCCGGACTGTGGGGCGGTGATGGGTGATGCGGCATATGCCGAAATGTTTGGCGCGCCGGCTTGTTGAGGCATTGGCTTTGCAAAGTAAGATAACGACGGTGAGCTATGCCTGATTCCACAGTCCTGGCATGGAGCTGGAATGCCCCACGGCGGGCTATTAATCCAAGCGACGCCGAAGAGCCTGCAATTGAGTATCTCACCCCAAAAGGCGAGCGTAAGGCACTTGCCTATAGCGATCTTGTTGATGTTGTTTATCGGGTACCGTTGCGCCCTCGTGATGGGGAGGCGCGCAGGGCTTTTTATCGCGCAAGACTGGCGCGTCATCTGCGGCGCCGCGTCCAGGCTCTCCCTGCGTTTATCCGCAAGCGCTTTTCAATGCACCTGGAAACTCTGGACAGTAGGGACCGGAAAGAGGCTGTACGCTGGTTATTCAACACGTTTGAGCGCCATGTATTGCGTCGTGTTGATGCGGTAAACGCACAATATCTGCCGCAAAGTAATCTGCCTGCAATTCTCTTTCCGCTACGTGATGATTTTCATCTGCTGCCATGGGCAGATAAAAAGCGCCTGAAACGACTGGCCTATAGGCTCGCCAATCTGATGAAAAGCGAGTTTATGCGCGAGTTTGATTTTCGGTACGAGAAAACGGCAGATGTGGAGTTTTCCACGATCTACGCTTACGGCGCTATTGCCAGTAAAGCGTCCTCACTCAATATTGCGATCCCTGGCTGGAAACAGTATTGCGATGAAGCACTGACAGCAGAAGATGCATTGCGTGTTATTGCCAGACTTCAAACGGAAAAGTGGTGGTTAGGTAAGCTCCGCAAAATCCATGACCGCTGGCGCGAGCACCTCCTGATCGCCACTAGCTACGTCAGCAAAGTGGCATCACCCTATTGCTCTGAGCCTTGCCTCAGGGAGTGGATAGCTCAAAAAAAAACCAACTTTGAATACCTTCAGGCGATGGAGCTGGAAGACCAGGACACTGGCGAGCGTACCTCCTTGCTCGATAAGGTCATGGGCAGCGTTTCCAACCCGAAGATCGCCCGTCATGAATTGATGGTGCGCATGCGCGGTTTTGAGGATATGGCTAACGAGATGGGACTGGTTGGCATGTTCTACACGTTGACCGCACCGTCACGTTATCACGCCACACATGTGCATTCCGGCAAGCGCAACGATAAATACTGCAATGCCAGCCCACGCAAAACTCAAAAGTACCTTTGCAACGTCTGGTCACGTGTACGCGCCAAATGGGGAAGGGAAGGCATCCGCACATTTGGTTTCCGTGTAGCCGAACCACATCACGACGGAACGCCGCACTGGCACCTGCTGTTATTTCTCCGCCCGGAAGAGGTGGAGCTTGCCACTGAAATTTTTCATGAGTACGCCCTCCAGGTGGATGGAAGCGAACCCGGCGCGGCTCAGTATCGTTTTACTGCCAAACCAATTGATGAAGAGTTTGGATCGGCAACGGGATACATCGCAAAGTACATCTCAAAAAATATCGACGGTTATGGAATGGATGGCGAGTTTGATCACGAGTCAGGCAAACCCGTTAAAGAGATGGCAAAGCGCGTGCGGGCGTGGGCTTCACGCTGGAGTATTCGCCAGTTTCAACAGATTGGCGGCGCGCCTGTATCCACATGGCGCGAGCTAAGGCGCCTAGGAAGTCGTGAGCTTGTCTTGCACCCGGAACTTGAAGCTGCCCGTGCTGCTGCTGATGCGCCCGACTGGCCGGGATACGTCAACGCCCAGGGCGGCCCGTTTGTAACTCGCGATTGTTTGCGTGTTCGTCTCAATTACGAATACACCGAAAACGGCAATGATTATGGTGACACAGTCGCCAAAATCAGCGGCGTCTATTGTCCTTTTACGGTCAGTGAATCGGTCATTTATACCCGCACCAACGATTACAAAATCGTACCGAAGCATAAGCCATCGTCGGTCGAGAATTTGACCTTAGAAGGCCGTGACGCGGCCCCTTGGAGTTCTGTCAATAACTGTACGGCGAGCGCCGGGGTGTACAAAAAAACACCATCAGAAAGGATTGAACTTCCGCGGAATATTGAAGATTTAAGACTATATTCACGCCAGCAAAGACAGGAAATCACCAGAAGGCTAAGAAAATACCCACGGGAAAGCTCAGAGCAAGCCTTCGCACGCAATGCGAGTGACTTACGCATATCGATTGATGAGGAAGCCGCGCTGACATGGAGGCCAACAGTCACTGCTGTAAAAGATATGAGCCTAAAACCGGAAGAAGCAGAGCAGCGCTGCCGCGAGCAGTTACTGATTGAAACGAAAAAAGGGCGGAAAACTATTCGAGCGAAACAGAATAAGAAAGGCCCGCGACCTAATAATCCGTAAATCAGCGCAACTATGTATTTGGTTGAATTTTTTTGTATGTGACTGTAATGTAACTTCAACTACTTCCATTCATATAAACAATCTGTTCGTACCTTTGGTGCAAAATTCTACTTCAGCAATAAGAACATCAGAGTAAGGAGAACCAAGTGAGTAAATATAATAAAGTTGACTTGGCATATGATTTTTTAGTTTCGAGAGAGAAAAATCAAGAGTCGTTTACGATAGAGGAGTTAGCAGCTGCTACTGGATGGAAAGTCCAAACATGCAAAACATACCCAACCAAGACGTGGAATAAATTCATTTCTAGAGATGGTCAGCAATACACTACTCTTGGAATAAAATATATTAGCAAGGAAGACTTTCGACACATAAATTCTCAGAAACATATGGACTCTATTCCTCAGTCAGAGCGAAGTATTAATTTAAAAAAAGCAAGGGAATTTGCATTGCTTGCAGTTTCAATATATAATAATCCTTTTACTGAATTCAAAACTTTTGGTTTCATAGTTAATATCATTATTGCATATACATCACTTTTTCATGCGATCTTTTCTAAGAATGGTACACAATATTGTTATCTCGAAACTGATGGAAAACCAAAGTTGGTCGATGGGCAAGAGAAGGCTTGGGAGTTAAAAAAATGCTGCCAAGAATATTGGTCAGGCATTGAATCAGCAGAAAAAGCAAACTTGCTTTTCCTCATCGGATTAAGGAATATAATTGAGCATCGAGGGCTTCCTGCTATTGATTTATTAGCATTTGGGGAGTGTCAGTCAGCAATTAATAATTTTGAGAACATTCTTATAAAGGAGTTCGGGGAAGAAAATGCACTGATGATTAATTTGGCGCTTGCAATGCAGTTAACCAGGACAAGTCAGCAAGCACAAATTGATGCTATAAAGCAATTTCAAACAGAAAATTTTAATGTAGTAAAAAAATTCATGGATGATTATAGAAATGAGCTTTCTGATGATATAGTTCAAAGTCAGCAATATAGATTAAGAGCGTTACTGGTACCATTAGTCGGGAAAAACGCCAAACAATCAGACTTGGCAATTGAATTCATAAATGTCAATAATCTAAGTGAGGATGAATTAGAAAAGTATGAGTCTGGCATAGCCTTCATAAAAAACGTTGAAAATCAGTTCAAATTAAAGCCAACAAAAGTTGTTTCATTAATTCAAAAGAAAGAAAAAAGCTTCAATGTTACAACTCATACTAAATTTTGGAAACATTATGAAGCTAGGCCAATTGGAATTGACAAAACATTTAAAGGGAAATACTGTGGGTATATTGAAGGATTTGATGGATATCTATATTGCCAGGAATGGGTTCACTTTATTCTGGATGTCTACAAGGATAAAACAGAGTTAAAAAAAGTACTCGCGTTATAATGCTATTTTCTTGTGAGCTTTAAGAAAAATAGAGCTCGCATGCGATCTAATTTCTGCTAAGTTATATGAAGGTGTAAAGCATTTTCTTCAAACTGAGTATTGAATTAGATGATTCATTTGTCGATGATAGTACAGCAAGCCACCTAATTAGGTGGCTTATATATAATAATATCAATATAGAGAATCTAACCTGCTGACTTCCTGCCATAATTTGTCTTTAGATGTGTTCATTTCTTTCATAATTAGGGTCATCCGATGTCTTTCTGAATTCACAGGTTTATAAATATATCCCTCATCCCCGTTAATCCTTTCGATAACATTACTTTTGAGCATCAGATCAACTATCAATGTAATTGCTTTCTTTTCTTGCTGATTTTTGAATCCTTTAATGAAGGAACGCTCCTTTCTCCCCCGGCCATGCTGAAGATAAACTCGCCTAATGCATGAAAGAAGTGCCATTTGATGAGTGCCAAAACCTAGCGATTTTATTTTTGAAGTGGTGTTAACTGAGCTAAATTGGCTAACCTTGCAGTTAGTGAAGTAATTAGGAAGTGCCGAAGCATCTGATACCCCTGATACAATGTTTATATCGCAGTCATCAATGAGTAAACTATTTTTAGGCTCGATAAAACAGTCACTAATATCTATGGATTCGATAATGCAAGAATTAATACTCAAGTTACCCAAAGGAATACTACTTAAATCTATTTTTTCGATGAAGCAATCTTTAATTTGAATATTGCGAAAGTCGACTAATTTGTCGCTCTCTTCTTCTGAGAGGAATGCACAAAGTAAATCAGCTGCTGCTTGGGAGTTAGAGTTTGACCAATAAGATATTTTGCTCACTATTTTAGTTGCTTCATTAATATCAATCTTATAAAAAAACAATCTTTGACCAAATTCTCTAAGCGGATTTATCCAGTTTGATTTTTTTATTATTGAATCGGAGTCATAATGTGCGACCATATACTCTGCTCTCAAACCATCGAGCATGTACATATCTATAAATTGATAATCAGAGCTATCATTACCTACGCGTCCAAAAGATGGTAACCGGGATAGCATAATTGCTGACTCATCAGTAACCGTTCTTCCTGTTATATTATTAAAAATAACACTAAGCTCATTATTGCTTATTGGTCCAAAATCATTATTCTTTGTCCTGGTAAGATTTGCTAGCTCTATTAATACCTGCTTAATTATGGTTGAATCTAGAATTGCTTTATTGATATTTGCTTCTCTATGGCAAATAAAGTCTAATAATCTATCCCAAAACTCGTATTCATTATCTTCGGATAATAATGCTAATCTCTCTGATATACTTGCGATCATTTGAAATATGAGAGGTTTCCACGGAGCCCATGGGGGTATAATTAAATCTGGGCATCCAATGTTTAACATGTATTCTTTCATTTCATCTTCGCTAAATGCATCTTTACATTTTATATATATCGTATCTTTCTCATTTAAGCCCAGAAATGAGAACATCTCTGAATCGCTATTGAAATAGTTTTCTCTTCCTGTTATCAGTAATCCTCCTTGAACATTAGTTATTAGATCTCTCACCCCAGTTAAAGCATCTTGTTTAGCTTTACTTAGTTTGCTTGGTTCGTTACTCCAGTTTTGAGAACCAATTTCGTCAAAACCATCAAGCATAAATACTGATTTTTTGAAGGTTAATAGTTTTACAGAGTTATTTACTATTTCAGGAGGGAACGATAAATCTTCAAAATGCCTTCTAACAATTTCATTAGCTCTCTTGAGGCTCCAGTTTTCTCTTAAATTTATAACAAAACAGTATGATGGATCAGGTTGCTCTGAATAATTGTCAAAAAGTTCGCTTAAACACCTGCTTTTCCCTGAACCAAAACTACCTGTCAATATTACCTTTGCTCCTTTATCTAAAAGCGATTTAATGTCACTTATTTTAAACTCTTTGTCTGTTTTTGTTTCTACATATTTAACAGGGACGTAGGGGTTGTTATCTAATTCACCTGTCCATGGGTCAATTGCGCTGCCAATATTTTTCTGTTTGCGAGTGAAAATATAATTTTTGTAATCTAAAAATTTTCGTTCAAATTCATCCAAAGTCAATAGCTCTATTTTGGAATCGAAAGCAGTTCCTTTCATTAAATCTGTAGGTTCTCTTTCTAAAATCAAAATGCATTTGACAAATGCACCTTCAGAGGCTTTTCTCATTCTTAAAGTGATGAGTTTGTTTATATCCATCCTTACCTTTTCGAGCGTGTGATTTTTAGTTACTTCAATGCAAACATAGTGATCTTCCTCAATCTTAGTAAAACAATCGAATTGCATCCCACTTATACTTATTGAGCTTGAGTCCCTGTTGTAAATTAATCTTGAGAATTGTTTTACTCTATTTTCCAAGTCTGACCAGTTCATGTTAATTCCTTATTGGATAATTTGAACTTTAATTGAAGAAATCTTTTGTAGAAACCAATTAAATTAATATCATAAAGTTATACACATACCATTCTTGTTTAAAAAAATAATAAAAGCAAGAGCCTTGTGAAAACAGATGTTGCTTTCTATGTTCATATCGTTATCAACCAGCTGCAAATTGATACCTATCAATATTAGTAGTATTGCAACGCCGTCAGGCATGAAAATATTTGAAAAATAAAGTTTTTTTCTTTTAGTAGGTCTCATTGTTCTTCATGCGGCCCGTTTCGTATTACGAGCTAACGTTGAACATATCGATCGGCTGACGAAATATAATCTGGTATGCAGAGTGTTTCCTAAACATGAATAGTCACATTTAACACGATGCATAATAGTGCGCAAATGTGCACAATTTCTTTGATGCCTTTTTTCCCTAAACTCCATACGCGGCGCGGTCTGAGGCCAGTTTGGTGCATGCACGAAAAATGAAAGGATAGCTGTGCGCAGGTGACGGGGGGCAAGCCCCCGCAAACGGGTCAGGGTAGGGAAGGCGGCAGAATACGCAATTTCATGGTTTCTGCGTCACGGTGAGCGGTCGTTTTGGTTGGAGGCATGCCCTTGTGCAGAGAAAAAGCAGCGACGCGAAGAGGGGCGCTGATGTGGGATTCTTTAAGCAGAAAAGATGAGGCCAGCAAAACGCTGGCCCGTTATAAATGGCTGATGTTGTTTAAAAACTGAGTTTTCTGGCGGTTATTTCTCAGGGGTAAGCAACGCATAAGGGTTAAAGCGGATCACTTCTTCTCCGATCCACTCATTGACCACCTTCAGCGCCTCCATTACGGGCGTCAGCTCGTTGATAGCGTAGACCCGGGCGGCTTTCTCGATATCCCCAAATGATCCGTTTCCCTCTGGCATGGCGCCCATCAGCTGCGGCGGGATACGGTGCGCTGCGAGTATGTCGTCCCGGGTGGCGTTCTTAATGTTGATAAACTCATCTTTCGCCGTGATCTGCTGGAAGGGGAGGATTTGCACGCCGTCTTTGCCGCCGCCTGGCGCATGCAGCAGCAGGTTTTTAAATGCGCCTTTACCACGCGCACCGGTCAACGTCTCTTTGACTGCCTTCATGCTTTTATCGTCAACCTGTCCGGCGCCAATATAAACAATGCATCCAGCATGCGATCCATTGTCGTAGTAAAGCTTACGGAACATGTCAGCGGAGTGGGCCAGGCTGGCGGCCAGCAGTGCGGCCATATATTCCGGCATACCGTAGACTTCCTGATTGATATCAGGGTTCAGAACGTGACAAACCGTTCCTGATTTGAACGTGTGCTCTTCTTTCCAGCGCCGGATAAACCAGTATTGATCGAGATCTGTGCTTCCACGCCGGGTGTACTTCGCAAGAGAGTGTTTGAAGGGAAGCGGGCCGCCCAGACGATTACGCGGCAATTCGAGATAGGCATTGCCAAACGTGAACCAGTCCAGCGCAAACGCGGAAAAGGTCTGGCGATTGAGCAGTTTGTGCGGGATAAAACAGCCGGTGAGCACATTACGTTTGAAATACAACGCCGACTCATGCCAGGCGCTCTGACGCGGAGCTTTAGCCAGTCCGTAAAAATCTACTGGTGTCTCATAGTATCGCCCGTTATCCATGCAATAGAGATTGTCCAGCAAATCGGCCATATCCCGCACGGGATAAGGGCCGTCAAAACTGAACGCTGTCAACGCGGGATTGGCCTTCAGTGACTCCACAATGTCAGGGCCGGCGGTGCTGGCTATCGGCTTTTTACCGTATTTCTTTTTCAAAGTTACCATCCCATTGCGAAACCACCGCCGCCACTTTCCTGGCCCAGCGGTTCATTAATAATCGAAAGCATGGTTGCCCACGCCATATCACCATGGCTTACGCCGCGCGATCGGTCAGTTTCGTAAGTGATGAAACCGCCGGGCGTAACAACTTTGCGGACAGCGTTGAAGGCTCTGACCAGACCCTGCTCGCTGCGGTCATATTCCCAGCGGCCGGCGCGTATGACCTGCAACATTTTGAGGACAAGGGCGCGCTTGGAAGAGAGGCTCATCTGGTAGCAAATAGCCGCCGGGAACCAGTTTTTAACAATCTGCCAGACCGCCTCCCCGACGCCTTGACCGTCAATGGCGATGTGAGTGACGTTGTAGCGCTCGGCAGCCTCTTTGATGACCGCTGCCTGCTGTTCAAACTCAAGTCCTCGCAGTTGCTTCAATTCAACCGTGCGAAACCGACCGCCAGCCACAAGGGGAGGGACCGTCACGGACAGAGCACCGGCATCACCATTGCCGCTGCCGCCGTTGGCGTCGTAGCCCAGCCACACCTCACGTTGGCCCATAGGGCGACTGGCGAAGGGTTTCCAGTCGGGCCAGTCGTCATACCCGTCAGCGCCGCACCCCAGTAACTGACTAAGATTGAACGCGCTTTCGCCGTCTTTGACGAACTCGCACATGTACAGGTTTTCAAATTCATCGGGACTGTTTTCGTCCCTGATTTCATCAATGTCGGTGTAGTCCCACCCGTTGTTGATAGCGTCCTGAATAGTGACGATCTGCCGCCACGTTTTGTCCGGATAAAGCACGCCGCTATGCGTTTTCTTCCAGGACACGTCGAAATCAACGCGCTGCGCTTTAGGCCGTTTCGCATTCCATCGATCGCCGGTCCAGAACTGATAGGCTTCATGGCTTTCACTCGATGGCGTGGAGAAGTACGTGCGAGTTAAGCCTTTTAGCGTTGCCATGGCTCCGGCAACCTTGCGCAGGTTGATAAAGTTTCCTGTCCAGAAAAACTCATCAAATCGCAGGTGGCCGGTGTACGACTGCGCCGTCGCCGCCGACGTCCCGAGAAAATGCAGCTCTGCGCCGTTTGACAGCGTGATTTGCTCGCCGCCTTTAAGTTCGACGTCCACCTCTTCAGCCGCTTTGCGGATGAAGTTGCGGAACTGTAGCGCCTGCTTTCGTGATGCTGACAGAAAGATTTGGTTGCGCTGGTAGTCGTGCTTAACGTCTGTTCTCAGTGCGCCCAGCAATGCCTCGCGGGCAAAGTACCAGGTAGCCCCAATCTGCCGCGATTTGAGGATCATCCGGTTACGCTGATCGCGCTGTTCGTACCAGCCGCGCTGGTGCCATGCGAGAGAGTCGAGAATTTTTGAGCGCAATGCCTCGATCTGCTCCTCGGAGAAGTGATTTTTCTTCTTGCGACGACTGGTTTTTTTAACGCCGGTGGTAGTGGAGGCCTGCCCGGTATCCAGCTTTTTCAACTGCCGGGTTAACAGATCAATCTCTTTGAAATCGCCACTAGTTTTATTGTCTTTCGCGCTCAACTGGCAGAGACGGGTATCAATGGATTGCGTTACCCGTTTGATAGGCGTTGTGTCGTCCCACTCGTCACGTTTTTTCCAGGAATAAACCGTGTTTGAGTTGATACCCATGAGTCGCGAAATTTCGGCGGGCGGGTAACCCTGCCAGTAGAGCTGCTTTGCCCTTAATCGAATAAACGCATCCTGAATCATCACTTCCCCCTTTTGAGCAGGGAGATTACCTGCGCGCGATCCCCGCGGCTCGGGCTTTCAGGTCTGGCCGTTCTCCTACAACAAAACCGCGTGGCGCCGGGCTTTCAGGCTCTGCGATGATGCAGCGACTGACATTAATCAACAGGATAAAACGACATGGCCAGCACGACTAAACCCGCCCGCAAAAAGTTTCGCGTTGCGGTTTCCGGCGCCACCGTTGACGGGCGCGAGATCCAGCCGCAGCACCTCCGCGATGCGGCGGCGAGCTACAACCCGGCCGTTTACGGCGCCCGCGTGAACGTGGAGCACTATCTCTCCATGCTTCCTGACAGCAATTTTGGCGCCATGGGGGATGTTGCTGCTTTAAGCGCGGAGGATATCACCGAAGGGCCGCTGGCCGGTCGTACGGCGCTCTATGCCGAGATCGACGCGTCGGCACGAATGAAGCAGCTCACCGATGAAGGAAAAAAAATCTATTCCAGTATTGAGCTGCATCCGCAGTTTGCCCTTAACGGTAAGGCGTATGTGGTCGGCCTGGCGATGACGGACACCCCGGCAAGTCTGGGGACTGAGCGCCTTAAATTTGCCGCGCAGCAGCGCGCGCAGGTGATGGCCTTCAATAACCAGCAGATCGAGGCGCCGCTGTTCTCTGATGCGCTTGAAGCTGAAGTGATCGAACTGGCAGCTCATCGCAGCGAGGAGGGCGTCAATTGGTTCAACCGCGTGATGGGCATCCTTGGCAAAGGCCAGAAAACCGACGATCAGCGTTTCAGTCAGTTGCATCAGGTTGTTGAAGCCGTTGCTCAATCTCAGGCAGACCAGATTGACCGGTTCAGTGCTCTGGAACAGGACCGCCAACAGGATAAAGCCACCATTCAGCAACTGACCAGCGAACTTAACGAGCTGCGCGGTCAGCTTCAGCTCCAGCCCGCAGAAAATTACAGCGCACGACCGGCGGCAATCGGCAACAGCAGCGCGCAGCTTGCAGACTTCTAAGAGGTAACCATGGAAAACCAGACCCGCGAACTATTTGATAAGTACATTGTGCGCCAGGCACATCTGAACGGTGTCTCACCCTCAGCCGTTGCCAATCGTTTCAGCGTCGATCCTACTATCCAGCAAAAACTGGAACAGGCCGCCATGGAGTCGGATGACTTCATGAAGCTGGTTAACCACTTTGGGGTTAAAGAACAGGAAGGGCAGAAAGTAAAAATCGGCAGTAAGGGGCCGATGGCGAGCACTAATAACAGCTCCGACGGCACCAACCGCCGCAACCCGGCACCGAACCATAACAAAGAGCCGCAGAACTACCACTGCCGCAAAACCAACTATGATTATGCGCTTTCGTATGCGGAGCTGGACGCGTGGGCCGGTCACCCTGAATTTCAGTCATTAATCAGTAATGCGATGGCTCGTCAGCTGGGGCTGGATCGCCAGATGATTGGCTTTAATGGCACGCATTACTCCGAAAACTCCGACCGCACGACCTATCCGTTATTGCAGGATTGCGGCGTTGGCTGGCTGCAAAAAATCCGCAATGAGGCGCCGCAGCGCATTATGCCGGGTATTACGCTGACCTCCCGTGATGAGAATAACGCGGTGATTGCATCAGGCACCTACGGCAATATTGATGCCGCCGTGCTCGATGCACGTCACAGCCTTATGGATCCCTGGTTCCGCCGCGCTCCCGGTCTGGTGACTGTGCTCTCGTCCGATCTGCTGCTGAAAGTGAACCTGCCGAAAGTGAATGCGCTCAGCCAGACCAATCCGAATACCGAACTGCTGGCCGCGCAGCTCATTGTCAGTCAGGAAAAGATTGGAGGACTACCGACCGTTTTTGTGCCGGGTATTCCTGAAGATGTCGTGCTCATCACCAACCTGAAAAACCTCTCTGTGTACTACCAGAAAGGCTCCCTGCGTCGCTCTATCCGGGAAGAGCCGCACTACAACCGCGTGGCGACTTACCAGTCCAGCAATGATGACTATGTCATTGAAGAGTACGGCATGATTGCCATGATTGACGGCGTGACATTCGCCTGATAATCCCCATCACATGGCGGGCAGCAAGCCCGCCCAGGAGAATGAACCCATGCTGACACCGGCACAAAGACACTTTCAGAAGGTCATGGCAGAGAGGCGGGGCATCAGTGATGAGCGTGACGCGGAGACGCGCACCGCGCATGAGCAGATCCTCTTTCGCCTGCATATGCATAAATCCTCGCTAAGCCAGATCCAGTCCCGCCAGGCGAAGGCTGCTGTAAAGGCCAGCATCCTTCCTGAGTTTCAGGGGTGGATTGACGGCACGATCGAGGGCGACAGCGGACGCGCCGATCCGGTTATCACCACGCTGATGGTTTGGGCGGTGGACTGCTCCGACTATGCGCTGGCGCTGCGTATCGGGCGCTATGTCGTTAAGCATGGCCTGAGCATGCCGGATGACAACTATCGCCGCCCGGCACCGACGGTGCTGACCGAAGAAATCTGCAATCCCATTCTGAACCTCGCCACCACGGACGCCGGAGCCGATTTGTCAGGCTATATCGCCATGCTGGACGAGCTGGCCGACATTGTGGCTGACAGTGATATGCCGGATGAGGTCCGCGCGAAGCTGTGCAAGGTGAGAGCGTTTTGTCGTCGCGACACGGAAGACGTGGAAACAAAAGGCGAAGCGCTGAAACTCTTCCGGGAAGCCATGAGCCTGAACCCGGGCGCAGGCGTGAAACGGGAGATCGCCTCTCTGGTCAGCGCGCTGAAGAAGGCGCCGCAGACCAGCACGGCGAGTGGTGATGCGGAAGATGAGCCTTCATCCAGCGATACAGCGGCAACCGAAACACCCGCAGCAGAAAAAACAACACGAACGCGCAAGCAGACGAAAACGGCGGCCGGCACCCAAAAAGCTACCCGCAAAACGGCGGCAAAAAAGACAACGAAAACCGCCGTCAAAGTAAACGCCTGAGCGTAATGAACTGGCCCCGCGCCACAGGCGGCGCGCCCGGCGATCTGCCCGTTATGCGGTCTTTTTACCGGGAGCCCACCGCCTGACCTACCGGAGAAACGACGATGAGTTTTATCGCACAGCGCCCCGTCAGACCTGCTGAAAGTGATGTGACAGACGTGGACGACGGCGGCGCACAGATTGCCATCGGAACTTTCTGGCCGACGGTAAAACTCCACGATCTGCGCCTCTCTGCCCGCATCGCCGGTGACATTACAACATCCCGATTAATGCATATGGCAACGGAGGCCGCGCTGCATGTCGCGGATCAGTTGAAGGACTGGCGCAAGCAAAGGGAAGCGGATGGCGCGGAATCGCTGGCTTCCGTCCTGCTGACTTCCACCGGTGAACCTGTCGAGCAGATCAACGGAGAAAGCGCAAAAGTCTATCGCTTCCGGCGTGCGGTCTACTCCTTCACGCGCGCCAGCGTACTGGAAGGTTACAGGGACGTTGGCACCACGCCAAAGGGCGACAAGTATGCGGAGGCCCTGGACAGGCAGATCGATGATCTCTGGCGGGACGGGCGCTGGAGTATCGCGGACATTCGGGAAGAAGCCCGTATTTATGCGGAGCTGTTCTGATGAAAGTCAGGGCGCTGCAAAACGACACGGTTGATCAGCTTTGCTGGCGCCATTACGGAAAAACCGCAGGCGTCACGGAGAAGGTACTCGAAGCCAATCCGGGACTGAGCAACCAGATATTTTTGAACGCCGGGCAGGAGATCGAAATGCCCGTGATAACCAGCGAGGTGGAGCGGGTAACCGTCCAGTTATGGGAATGACTCTGGATCGTATTAACGAATATTTTGCGTTTGCAACATCCGCCCTGGTGACCGGCGTGGGCGTCATGACCGTCAGCGAAAAGCTGGCGCTGGCTGGACTTCTTCTGGGGATCGTTTCCGCCGTCCGTCTGGCGATTCACCGCCGCCGCATTGAGCAGGCCAGCCAGCGCCGCAACGATTTGATAGAGCAGATTCTCCGCCAGGCGGAAACCCGCAACCTGTCGGACCGCGAACGGCAACTGCTGGAGCAACTGCACGGAGACAAGCCGGCATGAAGAACATCATCAAAAAATGTTCAATTGCGGTGATTGTGGCCCTGGGCATTTCGCTGGCGCCCGGGAGCGTCAGAACATCTCAAGAAGGTCAGCAGAAAATTGCCTCCTGGGAGGACTGCCGCAGCACACCTTATTACTGCACGGCGGGTGTGCTGACCATTGGCATCGGCTCCACGGGAGGTGTGGAAAAACGCGAATACAGCAACCAGGAAATAGCGCGGCGCTGGATAAATGATCTGCAACGGGCAGAGAACTGCATCAATAACAACTTCCACGGTGCCGACATGCCGCAGCTCACCTTTGAGGCCATGACAGATGCCGCTCTGAATCTGGGCTGCACAGGGCTGATGTGGTTCACCGATAAAAACGGACGTAAGCAGAGAACCACGATCTGGAAACATGCCCAGGCCAGACAATGGCCTCAGATGTGCAACAGGCTGACTGATTTTGTCAATGCGGGCGGTAAGCGCTCCCCCGGACTGGTTAATCGGCGCAACGATTTTAAAGCTTGGTGCCTGTTGGGCCTGAGTACGCCGTCATGAGGGCGGGCAGCGTGATTGTGATGCTTGTCCTTTTGGCTGCTGTCTGGTGGCAGACCGACCAACTGAGCGAGGCCCGGACCCGCAACAAGCTGCTGACCGAAACGGCGACCGGCTACGACCAGGTTATCCAGGAAGTGAAGGCGACCGCCATACAAACCCATAAGTTACTGGCAGAGGTAAAAGTCCGTGAGCAACAGCGTAATGCAGAAGGGGAGCGCCGACGTGAAGCAATGCAGGCCGCGTTCAATGGTGACACGTGCGCTGTTACTCCTGTGCCTGACGCTGTCAGCCGCAGCCTGCAAAAACGCACCGCCCGCGCCGATCATTCAGTTGGTCCGTGAACCCGTCCCGGAGAGCCTGACCGAAGAGACGCCACGCCCGGCGTTGGATAAGCCAGTGACCTGGGGCGCGGTGGCGATATTCAGCGACAGGTTGATGGATGCGCTTGATGCCTGCAATGCTGACAAAGCGACGATCCGCCAGTGGAACAGCCTGCGCCAGAACACCCGAAAGGAGCCATAAATGCTGAAGATAAACACACTCCGCGCCGCCATAGAGAAAGCAAACACCTGGTGCCGGGCGAACCCGGAAGCCTGGACGGTGTTTGTTGAAGAGGGTGGCATTGAAACGACCGGTGAAACGCCGTCTTTCATGTACCGCTATTCTCTGGTGCTGTTCGTCATGAACTACGCCGGGAGCATTGACGACTTCACGCTGCCGCTGATGGCCTGGCTCTGGTTTAATCAGCCCGATCTGCTGCTGAACCCGGATAAAAACCAGCAGATTAAATTCACCACGTTGATTAACAGCGATGACACCGCCGATCTGATGTTTGAGCTGCAGGTGCGTCAGCGGGTACTGGTGCAGTTGGATGAAAACGGGGTGCCGTATGCCGAGCATTTGCCGGAGCCGCGCCCGCGCGTGCTGGCACCCCACGCCGCAGGCTGGGGGCTGGTATTTGAAGGCATGCTTCAGGAGGCCGGAGCGTGAGCGATCGCATGTTCAGCGAGCTGGATCAAGTCTTTCAGGACATCCTCGACGGCGTCAGCCCGGCGGGGCGCACCCGTACCGCGCGCAAAATTGGCCTGGCAGTGCGCCGCAGTCAGCAGCGCCGCATCGCCTCACAGAAAAAACCGGACGGTAGCGGCTATGCCGTGCGCCGTCGTAAAGTTTACCGCACCCAGCAGGGGATCAAGTTCGTCTGGAATAACGAGGTGCGGGCGCTGAAAAACTGGCGGGGCGGGCGCGGTAAATATGGCCGGACGATCACGGGATTTGATGAGAAGCGCCGTGATATACGTACCTTCTACCGGGCCGATATCGAGCGGTATCTGGAAATCAAAACGCAATCAGCGACGCAGACGGAGACAAAAAAAGCGCCGATGTTTACCCGCCTGCGCACCCTGCGTTTTATGAAGGTCAGACCGGACGCGGGCGGCGTCACTGTTGGATTTGACGGCATCGCTGCGCGCATTGCTCGTATTCACCAGTACGGCCTCAAAGACGAAGTTGGTCCGGGCGCTTACGCACAGTACCCGGTGCGCGAACTGCTGGGCATGACTCCGGCAGACCTGATCGCTACGGAAAACGCCGCTATCAGCAGTCTGGGCGGCGCGTTATGAATGCCGAGCTGATGCGCCTGCTGGAAAACATTCTGCGCCAGGGTGTGGTGGAGCAAATCAGCGCTGACAAGAAAGCGGTGCGCGTTCGCTCCGGCAGGCTGCTGACAACTTGGATCCGCTGGAATGTCACCCGCGCCGGGGCGTTCAGCATCTGGCTGCCGCCCTCCATAGGGGAGCAGGTCTGGATCGGTTGCCCGGGCGGCAACCCTGAAAACGCGTTTGTGATTGGCTCTGCATACAGCGCAGATAATCCGCCAACGGGCAGCGGCCTGCTGGAAATCATCATCACCGCACCGGATGGCGCTCGCCTGCATTACGACGCAGCCGACGATGCCGGAGCGCTGGCCGTGACCGGCATTAAAACCGCGCATATCCAGGCAGAAACCCGCGTCACGCTGGACGCGCCCGAGGTGGTATGCAAAGAAAAACTTAAAGCGCGCACTTTCGAACTGACCCACGGCGGCACGATGGCCGGTGATGTGACTCACAGCAAAGGTGCGTTAACGTCCAACGGTGTCCAGGTTGACAGCCACGGTCATGGCAGGGTTCAGACCGGCGGAAGCTGGACGGAGGGCACGCGATGACAGCCAGTTACACCGGGATGAACCCGGAAGGCACCGGCGCGCTGACCGATCACGATCAGCTCTGGCAGTCCGTGACAAAAATCCTCACCACGCCAACAGGCTCGCGTGTGATGCGCCGGGAGTTTGGCAGCGCGATCCCTGATTTGCTCGATGCGCCGCAGAACGCCGTCACCCGCATGCAGCTGATGGGCGCCGCCGCTATCGCGCTGGCGCAGTGGGAGCCGCGGATCAGCCTGACCACCGTCAACGTGGTGTTTTCAGAAACAGGCGCAGTGACCGCCGAGCTGAGCGGGACCATCACGGAAACCATGACAGAAACCAGCAACACCATCAGGTTAAGGAGCTAGTGTGCAAACGTCCGTCGATTTATCTCAGATCCCGCAGCCTGATATCGTCGAGGTGCCCGATTTTGAAACGGTGCTGGCTGATATCCGGGCGCTTATCGTGGCGGCCATGCCTGCGGAACTTCAGGCTTCTGTGTCTGCTGCGCTGTTGCTGGAATCTGAACCGATGGCGGCACTGGCTCAGGCCTTCACCTATCGCGAGATCCATCTGCTGCAACGCATCAATGAAGCCGTGCGCGCAGTGCTGCTTTCCAGCGCCCTGGGGGCGGATCTCGATCAGGTCTCGGGTAATTTTGACACTGAACGTCTGCTGATTACTGAAGCCACCGACGAGGCGGACGCCGTATACGAAAGCGACGAAGAGCTGCGCGCCCGCACGCTGCTCTCATGGGCGCGCCTGAGCACGGCGGGCGCCCGTAATGCCTATCACTATTTTGCGCGAGGCGCAGATGCGGATGTGCTCGACGTGCGCGCCTATGGTCCTGAAACTCATAATCAGGAAGGCCGCGTTTTCCTCTACGTGCTGTCACGCACCGGGGATGGATCCGCCCCGCAGGCGCTGCTCGATAAAGTCCTGGCGGCGGTAAACCCGGAAGACGTGCGCCCGATTACGGATTATGTGGCTGATTACGTCCGTTCCGCTGTGATAGTGAATTATCAGGTGGTTGCTGACATTTACGTCCCTTACGGCGTGGACACCGCCACGGTGCTGGAAAAAGCCACCGCAGCACTGAACGAATACACCGCCTCAGTGCATCTTATCAACGCCACCGCTGCACGGTCGGGCATAGACGGGGCTTTGCATCAGGACGGCGTTGTCACCGTCGATTTGCATTCACCGGCCGCCGACGTCGTTGCGACGATGGGCGAAGCGCCTCATTGCACCTCTGTGAAAATCAATCTTGTGGTGATGGACTATGACCGCTAATTATCCCGCCAGCATTCTGCCACCCAACGCAACCGCCGTGGAGCGGGCCATCGACAGGGCCAGCGCCGCCGCACTGGAGAGGTTGCCGGTATATCTGATCCGTTGGGTGAAGGATCCTGACAGCTGCCCGCTGGCGCTTCTGCCGTGGCTGGCGTGGGAATACCAGGTTGATACCTGGAATATTAACTGGTCAGAACAAAAGAAACGCGATGCGATCAAGCGCGCCCACTATATCCACCGCCATCGCGGGACGGTCGCCGCCGTCCGTCATGCCCTGGTGGACAGTCCTTTTGGGACGGATATTGTTGAATGGTTCAATCAGAACCCGAAAGGGGATCCGTATACCTTTCGCCTGAACGTTTATCAGAACGATTTGCCGGTGACGGAATACGACCAGCAGGATCTGAAACTGGCGGTGCTGCGCGCCAGGAACCTGCGCAGCTGGTTTTCCGTTCATGTATTTGGCCGACTTCAGGGAACCTCATATGCGGCCGGTTACATGTACGCCACGGAGAAAATCACGCCGCGCTTTGTCCCGTTGCAGGTGATTTTATCCCGCTACGAGCTGAATCTGGCCCCTGGTGACGCGGAAACGGTCACGGTGACCATCCTCCCTGAATACGCGGAAGATAAAACCTTTACGGTAACCACGTCGGATAAAACAATCGCGACTGCCCGAATTGTCAACGGCGCTATTCTGGTTACGGGCGTGAAGCGGGGCACCTGTTCGGTCACCGTCACGACGACTAACGGCGTCAGCGCGGTGATCAACGTGAAAGTGGTCGCGGTGATGAAGTTCATCACCCGCATCGACAATGCAAGCCGTCCGTTGTTCTACGTGCGCATGGATGAGGATTTCACTATTGATTATGGCGACGGAACAGACAGCCGGGAATACCGTTTTGATGCTGCCAGTGCTGTGTACGGCTGGGTTATTCCGACGCGTGACGTTGTAGAGGGAGAAGAGTACACAATAACGGTTAAGAACACAGAAACCGCCAGTTTCCAGCGCACGTCGGGTAACGTTTCAGTAACGTTGAACCCCGTGCAGGAAATCATTCTTTTGACGGGAGAAAGGGACAATCTTGTTTCTTTCGCGAGTGGCGCAACTGGCCTTTACAAGGTCCACGCCGGGGCTTTTGACGATCTGCCAAATATCCAGAAATGTACCTCCATTTTCCGGGGCTGCTCATCGCTGACTGAACTACCAGAGGGTTTATTTGCGCGGTTTACTGGTGCCACAGATTTCTCGGCGGCGTTTTATGGCTGCACGGAACTGGCTGCTGTTCCTGATGGGCTGTTCAGCGAATTATCGCAGGTGACGCTATTCACCTCGGTGTTTGAGAATTGCACGCGCCTGATGAGTGCTGGCAAAAACACATTCCGGGGCTGTGCTGCTGCGACGCATTTCACCAGTGCTCTTTCGGGATGCACATCCCTTATCGATACCGGGACGGGCATTTTTGAGGGGTGTGTCAGTGGAAATAACTTCGGTTATACATTCGATGGGTGCCGTGCGCTGACAACATTGTCAGCAGATTTATTCAGCGATGTGCCTGGTGGCGTCTTTACGGCGATTTTCAGAAGCTGCACGGCGCTGACGCAGCTACCGCCGCACCTGTTCCGCAACTGCCTGGAAGCTACGCATTTCGGCGGGGCATTCAGTGGATGCACGCAGCTGCTTTCTGTGCCTGATGAATTCTTTAAGGATTTACCCCTGGCTAACCATTTTGGAACCGTTTTTTCCGGCTGTTCTTCACTGGTAAAAGCGGGAAAAGCTGTGTTTTCTGGCTGTGCGCTTGCGCAAACATTTTCCTCCGCTTTTTACTATTGTCGTGTTCTGGAAGACGTGGGCGATGATATTTTTGAGGGGTGTGTTAGTGCAACTACCTTTGCCAGTGTCTTCAATAGTTGCACAGCATTAACGGCGCTACCGTCGTTTGTGGACTGTAACAAGGCAACGAGCTTTGACCGGGCTTTCTATGCCTGTTCTTCTCTGACGGCCGTCAGAGCAGAGGCCTTTGCAGGTAAATCACTGGTCACGACGTTCTATTACGCATTCACCCAATGTACATCCCTGAAAAGCATCGGGGCCGGGGCATTCCGTGACTGTAGTTCCCTGACTAACCTGACCTATACATTTATGGGCTGCACGGCGCTGGTATCGCTGGCCGGGGATATGTTTGCAGGATGCAGCAAAGTGACGAATGTCACCGGCCTGTTTAATCAGTGCTCGGGCCTTGCCGTACTGCCTGAAAAGCTGTTCAGCCATCTGACCTCTCTGACGGCAATGGGGAGCACCTTCCAGGACTGCACCGCCCTGACAGCGCTGCCGTCCGATCTGTTTGCGGGTTGTGTCAACCTGACTTCCCTGACGCTGACGTTCTCTGGCTGTACTGCACTGGCGGTATTGCCTGCTGACTTACTGAAACATAACACCCTGCTGATCAGTGCCGGTTCTACGTTCTACGGCTGCGCGGCACTGGTGAACATTCCGCCGTCGCTGTTTGCATCGTGCCCGCTTATCACCGCATTCGGCGCAACGTTCCAGAATACCGGCGTGGTGGAAATACCGGAAAATCTGTTCAGTGGTAATCCGCTGGTGACGGCCTACGGCCAGACCTTCAGAGGATGTAAAAACCTGCGTTCAGTGCCTGCCGGTCTTTTTGTCACCAGTATCAACGCCACGACATTCACTAATGTGTTTGCCGAGTGCGTCGCACTGGAAGAGGTCGGGGCCGGTCTGCTGAATAACTTACCGGCGACGACAATCGGCTACCTGTTTGATGGCTGCGTGCAACTGAGAACCAACGTAAGCACGATATTCAACCTCAGCAGTTATTCGACGATTGTCACCACGACGGCCACATTCAGGGGATGCTCTGCCCTCACGGGTAAGGGCCTGGTATTTATGGGCAAGGTGCCAAATGTCACGGCGCATTATTACGCGTTCTACAACTGCACAAGCCTGGACGACTACGCAGATTTACCCGGTAACTGGATAACGAATAAGTTATGAAAACATTCAATCAAATTAAAAGCCTGATCGGATTTTGCCAGACCGATGAATTTTTCTTGGAATACCTACAAATGCTTCAGGCGGCGGGGGTTATTCATCCCGTTGAAAGCGATATTGATGCTGACAGCAAAACTGTCAGTGAAGATTTTTATGATCGTCTTGCCAGCGTGTATGGCATTGAAGCAGAGGAAACATTATGGCAACAGGACTGACACTAACGACGGCGGGCGCCGCTGAAATTGAGGCCGCGTATCAGGCGGGGGAGGTTGTGGATATTACCGCCGTACTGATCGGCGATGGTGGCGGCGTGACATTGCCGACCGATCCAGATGACTTGGCGGCGGTGACGGCGCTTTTTGGTCAGTTTGGCCGTGAAACCTTTGATTCTGATTCAAGCTACGAGGGGTTTATCAGCGGTCAGATTGTTATCAACTGCCGGGATTATCCGGGTAAGACGCTCAGAGAGGCGGGGCTGGTCAGTGCGAAGGGAACGCTCATTGCTTACGGCGCTTATCCGGCGACATACCTCCCGGCGCAATCCGATTCCATTATCAAAGAGATCATTCTGACGCTTGTGCTGACGTTGACACATACCTCAAGCGTGCAGCTTGTTATCGATCCGGCGCTTGCCACTCTCACGCAGGAAACGGGTGATAAACGCTATCTGCGGCGAGCACAAAATCTTTCTGATTTAAACGATACCGAAGAGGCCCGGGATAATCTGGGGCTGGGAAACTCAGCCACGCGGGAAGTTGGCACCGAGGCGGGAATGGTAGCTGCGGGAGACGACTCGCGCATCACCGGCGCACTTAAGAAAGAAAATAATCTTTCCGATCTGAGTGATACATCCGAAGCCCTGAAGGCACTGGGACTAAACAGCGACGGAACGGCCTATAGGGCAATTGTTGACGCCATTTTTTATGTCGGAATCGTTGTCGCAGGTGAGAAAAGCCCTGCGGAGCGCTTTCCCTGGCAGACCTGGGCTGACTTAAGTGAAACCTTTGCTGACAGGGTGGTGCGGATTAGTTCTCAGTATGGCGTTACCGGCGGAAGGAACAGGGTGAAGCTTGAAGCCGATAATTTGCCTCCACACTGGCACCGCTCTGGTGATAGGTCTCCGGGAGCAACTTGGGATCCCAGTGCCACTCACGGAACAGATAACCAGAAAAGCGGTCCGCTAGCGCTCACTGAAGGAACCTATATCGATGCGGCAGGTCTGAAGGCGTCCGTAAACAAGGATTTTGATGTGACTAACGAATATGCTACGTTGTGTATGTGGAAGCGAAAGGCATAAAAAAATGTGTTTGTTCAGAGTTGCTCCTTCATAAAATAATAAATGAGTAGTAGTGGATATGAAAATCTAATAGCCTATAAAGCGTATCCTCAATTATCCGTAGATGAACAATTATTCTTAAGATGGCCTCGCTGCCTTTGATGCTGTGGAGAAAAGAACATTGATTGACGCTGAATCTTGTTAAGTGTGGAGATACTCACACAGCGTTTTTTAATCGATTTTTTTAAACGCATAGGGCTGGTGAAATACGGTTTTTAAGTTATGAAATGTCTTGATTTAAATGTTGATAAATAGAGTTCTTTCTGACTGAGTTTAATAAATATCGATTGAGTGAATAAGCATTTCATCAGTAATGGCTGAAGTCTCAAAAATAGATTTCTAAGAATTTTGTGAAAGGAAGATTTAGATGATTACAGTGTTATTTAAAACTTGAGTGGTTTCTAATTATTAAGGTGGGTTAAAGCATGATATTGTATTTTAGATGTATTAAGGGAGGGGAGGGATAAAAGATACTGTTTATACATTAAAACTAAAAGTATATTTTGAAATGGATTTTTTTGTTATTGTATGGTAGCATGTATTGTACTGTGACATAATTTTAGAGGAATTAAAATGGAAGGAATACATTCTTTAGAAGAAAATGCCATAGCTGTTTCTGAAAGTGACGATCTCGAGATTATCGAGTCTAATCAAGATATAATAAGTGATGATCCTGTTACAAAAGAAGATATTGAAAATCTTGTAATTTATTCGCGGGATTGGACTATTGAAACAATAATTAGTCAAATAGAATCTGGGAATATTGATCTCAACCCTGCTTTTCAAAGGAGAAATGTCTGGGAAAATGATAAGCGTTCTAAGCTAATTGAGTCATTTATTGTAGGGTATCCTGTTCCAGAAGTTGTACTGGCTGAAATACCAGGTAAAAAGAAGCAATATGTAGTTATTGATGGTAAGCAACGCCTTCTTGCCATACATGGTTTTTTTAAACCTGAAAATAAATATTGGAAAGGTAAGGCCGAGTTAAAAGGATTAACAATTCGTAAAGATTTGGAAGGTGTTTCATTTGATAGATTAGATGGAGATGACCTTAGGCTTTTGAATAACTCAGATCTAAGATGCACCATTCTATCAGGATATCAAACAACAGCTGTACTTTACGATGTATTTTATCGTTTAAATACTGGTTCTGTACCTTTGTCGATGCAAGAACTAAGAAATTCATTACATAAAGGAGATTTTTCTGTTTTCATAACTGAGAAGACTAACTCTGAAATCCCACTGCATGCTATTATGTCATTGTCAGGTCCAGATAAAAGATTTAAAGATATTGAAGTAATGCTTAAGTTTTTAGCTCTTAACTTTAATAAAGATAAGTATAATGGTAATTTAAAAGTTTTCCTAGACGGGTTTACCGAATATGCTAATCAATCTTGGCTTTCTAACAATGAACTTATAACCAATGCTTGTGATGAGTTTGATCAGGCGTGTTTATTATTGGTTGATATTTTTAAAACGCCAAAGCTAGTCGGTAGAAAATGGGGTCCTGTCAAAGATAATTGGGAGTCGAGATTTAATAGATCTGTTTTCGAAGTTTTAGTTCAGTACGCATTTAATATAATCAAAGACGGCCATTCTGCATTGTTTTCCGGTGATAATGAAAAAAATGATTTTATAGAGTGTATAAAAGAAGCATTCACAAATCAAGGATTTGCATCCTCTGTATCGACTACGACAAAAACAGTTGAACAACATTCGATAAGATTTAATGTTTTATTTGATATTTTAAATAGCAAATTTGGTTTGCATTATACTCTACCTCAGACAATTCAATAATAAAATGAGAGGGCGAAATGGATTATTCAGTTGATATAATGAAAGCCTTCGATACTCTGGTTAGAGTAAATACGACTCTTTATAATAGATATATATTACCACATATAGGCGTTGTAGACTCAACTGATGAGGTGTTTTCCTTAGACGTTAAATCGTATTTAATATTGTTGCATGCAGCCATTGAGGACTACATAGAAGGAATCAGTGTCTTCACTAGTAATGCAGCTTGCGAGCTATTCAAAAATGAAGGCAAAATAACCTTACCATTTATTTTTTTATTTGCAAAAAGTAAATCATTCAAAGACAGAGTATCCGATAAAAAATTATCTGAAGAATTACATGACTCTCCGCGAGATTTTATGGTTAGTTCGTTAGGGGATATTAACTCAATTGCAGTTGTAGGTGCGATTGATAATAATGGAATAAATGTAAGATATCTCAATAATCTTTTGCAGCATTGTGGCATCAATTTCGATGTGTCTGAAAATGATTTCATTAGTTGGAAAAGTTTAGCAGACTATAGAGGTGATTATGCTCATGCAGTGGTATTTAATCATGGCAAAAAACCTAAGGCGACAAAGCTTATATCACCAGAGGCTGCTAGAGATCTAGGGAGTGATTGCATCAGATTTTCGGAAAAGATAAGAGATGAAGCATTAAGTAGTTTAGGCTTAAATTAGAGGGTTACCAGGCGAAAGAATTACTTTCGCCTTTGTTTTTCATTCTTTCAGTATAATATAATAGTGGTGAAATATATGTTTTTTAAGGTGTTTGATTTTTTTTAACGACCAGCTTACTCTTGCTATTCGTGGTCGCTACGGATTCGACACGGTTCTTTGAAGTAAATATATAGATTATAAATTATAAATGATTTGTCTTTTGGTTGCTGGATATATCTCAGTTCATGTGTGGTTTTTTTTGCTAGCCTTAATTATGGGGTGGTATGATTTATGTTGACTGATGTGTAAAAATGTTTATGTTTTTAGGAACCGTGATAATTATAAGCGTTCAGTGTTTACAGATTATTAGATTCTATCCATTTGGAGTGAGAATAAGCTCTATGGTCAGGACTGAACTAATGTAAAATACGCTTTGTAAGGACTGTTTCTGTCTGTGTCTAGTACCATAATAATTAATTTTCTGCATTGAATATGAGATCACCTAGCGTATCTCAGTAATATCTGACGCCGTTTCGGCTCCATCCTTCAGTGTTGCCATCAGGTCGCTGACGGAAGAACTATGCAACCTCTCCCTGATATCCTCATCAACCCGTTGCAACGAGAGCGTGAACTCTATCTTTTTAGCTTTGCCATAACGATCAAACTCCTGATGCGTTTCCTGCAAGCCCGTGATGACATACATTCCGTAAATGGATCCGACGCCATCTATGAGCGGCCAGGCCAGCCCGGTGTAGGCCATTGTCGAGACGGCACCCAGCGACAGGTTGCCGCCGGTAATTTCAGGGTACAGCAGCCCCCCCAGCGTCAGCTGGTTCTCGCCTGCGCCAACGTATTGCCATTTTGCGCTACGACCCACACGATCATTTTTAACGTGCCGCCAGTTACGGGACAGCTGCAATTGCTGATAGGGCAGTGTCCTGAGTTCAAATACAAAAAGTCCGAATACCATCATCATATTTATTACTCCTAATTAATCGTTATCCCGGAACGAACCTCGTGCAGCACGTTGCTTTTTATCAATTTCCGCGCGGACAGCCTCGCCAACAAGTCGTGCTAGTTCGCGCGGATTGCTGCTCTGAATGTCATGCAGATGAACATGAATATCACCGGAAAAACTATAACCTGAAGCCGCAGCCGCCGTGTGGGTGCTTTGATTTCGGCGTACCGGTTGCCATGCCTGCGTATGTTTTATCAATGGTTCGCCAGCGGCAATAACCGGGCGAGCGCTGACAGACTGGCGGACAAGCTTCGACTCCTGCCATTCACCACGTACTGCAAGAGCTGGAGGGAGATTTTTAAATACAATGTCACCCGGCCCGATACGTTTGCGCTTTTCCTCATCTAAAAGGCCTTTGGTGTTATCCGCGATTTGGCCCAGCCGCCGCTCTGTTCCTGAGTTGCCCCCGAGCACATTGGGCGGCGGGGCGCTGCCTTTGCTTGCAGGCTTTTCAGATGACCATTGCCACTCCCTTTTAACCATGCGCCCGGATTTTTCATCCCATTCCCACATAACCGGAATAGCCCTGAGTCTGGCCGCTTCCAGCCTGGCTCTTTCAATGCCATCGGGGATGAGATCGAGCTTCTCCAGTAACCAGCCGACGCCTTCCATTAACTTCTGAAGGGGCCAAAGCAGAACGCTAAGTGCGGTCCCCAGGACCTCGCCAAAGGTCTGCCCGGCGCTGGCGCACTTGTTTAGCGTCTCGCGACTCTCCTCGACGGGGGTTAATACTTTTTTAAACCAGTTCCAGACGTTTTTAACGCCATCCCCAATGGCACCGAAAACGGGCGCCAGCCGGGAAAATGCGTTATGAACTGGCGCTAACCCCTGGATGACGCCTGTAAAAAAACCGCTAAAGAAGGCTTTAATTGGTCCCCAGTATTTCCAGATTAGTACTCCCGCAGCTACAAACGCAGCACCCACTAAACCGATTGGGCTCAAGAGCATTGAGAATCCGCCGCCCAGTGCCGCAATACCGCCTTTCACAATGCTGAAGAGAGCAGGGATCCCGGTTAACCGCAGCGCTAGTCCGCCAATGCTTTTTGACAGGGCGCTGATAGCCGTTCCCGGAGCGCTAAAGGCGCCAAGTAACGCACCGCGCAGGGGTACCATCAACCTGGTTAATACGCTGGCGCGTCCAGCCAGACCGCCGAGTAAGGCACGCCATCCGCTGATTTTTGCCAGTGAACTGCCGCCCACAGCACTCAACATGCGGAACGCTGATACCGTACCTCCGATGCCGCTCCCGCCGGACAGCAGCGCAAACCCCAGCCTGAGCTTTGCAAGCGGCCCTAAAAGTAGACCAGCAGCTAATGACATACCGCCAATTACTGCGGTTAATGCCAGTGCAGTACCACCGGCGAGTAACAACGTTTGTGAAAGTCTGGGGTTTTCTTCTACCCAACTTTGAATAGTGCCAATAACCCGGCTAAGCCCCTGTGTCACTCTGCGCAATGGGCCGTCTACTGTCTCAGCCACAGAAATGCGGAACGCCTCCCACGCGCTGTCAAGCTCCTTCAAATCGCCGCCCAAGTTGTCTTTCTTCTTGTTAGCAACGGCGAAAGCCTCCTGATTTTTATGTGCTTCTGCAATTTGTTCATAGAGTGACTGGAGGTAGCCATCACCTGCGCCGTTGACCAAAGACTGGAGGCTCGTAAAACCCTCTTCTCCGGCGATATCTTTGAAAAATGAAACCTGATCCACCTCGCCAAAGCGGGAAACGCGTTTTTGTAGATCGAGAAGAATATCGAACGGACGTCGCATTTTTCCGCTCGCGTCGGCAGTTTCCACTCCCAGCTCTTTGAGTGCCTTTTTGGCTGCCGTAGTAGGGGAGGCCAGGCGGGAGAGTGAGCGACGCATTGCCGTACCGGCCTCACTACCGCGAATACCCACGCGCGCCAGCGTGCCGGTCATGGCTGCGGCTTCTTCCAAGCTAATCCCAAGTCCCGCTGCTACCGGCCCGACAACTTTCATTGTCTCGCCCAGGCTGCTTAGCGTGGTGTTGGTACGGGTAAATGTACCTGTCAGCACATCGCTGACTCGGTCCATTTCTCCGGCGTCGAGGGCGAACTGTGAAAGAATATTTGAGCCGATATCTGCCGTTTCACCCAGTTCCATACTGCCTGCCAGCGCCATATTGAGCACGCCGGGCAGTGCGGCACGGATAGCATCTGGCGTGAAGCCCGCCATTGCCAGAAAGGCCTGGCCGCTGGCGGCGTCACGTGTGGTGAAGGCGGTTTCAGCACCGAGTTTTTTTGCCTGAGTGCGCAAGGCGGTCAGCTGCGAATCGCTTTTATCGAGCCGCGTCAGCGCCTGGACGTTTGACATTTCCTCATCAAAACCAACCGCAGGCGACAGGAAGCCTCCGGCGCCATACCCGGCAGCGGTTGCTGTACCTAATGCTATGGCACCGCCAGAGCGCAACTTCCCGGCCATCTGCTGCGCACCCTCGTAACGTTTACGAGCTTGAGTGACCGCAGCAAGTTGCCGTTTTTCCCGTTCAAGGGATTGGTTGTATTGTTCTGTGCGGCGTATCGCGTTACCGATGGTGGCACTACTACCGGAAAGCATGACGCCATGCTGGCGCAGGGCTGATGCACTCTCACGAAGGCGGGCCACTTCCGTCACGCGTTTTGCGGTCAACCGATCAAGCCGTTCACCCAATCGGGACATCAGTATTTGCTGTTTTTCCGTCAGCGTCCCGTTTTTACGTTGCGCTTCTGACAAGCCATCAAAGCGGGCACGGGCACGTGAGATGGAACGGTCAGTTTTGCCGACGGCCGCGGTCATTCGCTGAAAAGTGGCACTGCTCTTATCGAGTCCTTTCAGGGCGGATTGTGTTTTTCTGAGGGAGTCGGATAGGCCGCCCGCACTCTGGCGGGCAGCATTAACGGGGCGGGTAAATCTGTCGATCGCGCTGAAAGCAACACGTATATCAAGACTCTTCATCACTGGTACCACTTCGAAGCGCCGCCCGCTTGCGCCAGGCTATCACCTCGCCAAGATCCATGCCGAAAACTTCAGAGGGCGGCCAGTTAAAAATAACGGCAATATCAGCAACCAGATCGTCGATCTGGTCAAACGCGACGGTGATTACTCGCTCTCCGTCTCCGCCACGTTCAACGCTCCATGCTCCGGCGGATTCAAGAAAGGGACCAGAAGCTCTGCCAGCCCGATAAAGTCCAGAGTGTGCATTTCGTTGATTTCTTTTTGTGTCAGCGCAGGCGCGGTGACTCGCGTCAACAGCGTGGCAATTGAGTCTGCATCCATATTGGCAACGCGGATAAGATTCAGGCCGCGCAACGATCCGGCCTGACTGATGGCGCCGGTGATTTCCACCTGACTGATCTCACTGTCTTTACGAACTACCGGCTGCATTAGCGTGAACAGGTTTTTAGTTTTTTTAGCCATGTTAAAAATCTCCGGGCGGCATCTTTGCCACCCTCTGAAAGGTTATTAATTGCCCATGCCAAGGGCGGAGGTGATGCGGTCCGGGAACATGTTCTGACCGTTCTTTTTGTAGATGAAATTCAGCAGATCGATTTCGATAATGGGCTGATCATCAATGGAGAATTTGTAGTAGGTGGATTTAAAGGTGTAGCTTTCCTCCGTGTCTTCTCCCTGTTTTGAGTCTCCACCGTCGAGTTCAGTAAATCGCCCGCGCAGCTCTACCTCGACAAGCTGGCTTTCGCCATCAGTGAAATATTCACCCGCAAAGCGCAGCCGCGTGCCGTCAATTTCTGCTCCGTATTCGAGAAACAATGCTTTGATGACACCACCAAATACAATGGTGGAATCCAGCGCGCCAACCTCAAGGCCGAGATCAACACCGACCGCACCCAGCATGCCACCGCCCTGATAGTCCTCTATCTTTCGTGACAGTTTGGGGCGAGTGAAAGAGATCACTTTTCCCAGATAGTTGTCGCCGTTAACAAAGCAGCTAAAAAGCCGCAGTTTGTGAGGAACAGCCATTATTCACCCCCGAGCGACGCGAACGCCGGTTCGTAAAAATCATCAGTAAAGGTCTGGTATAGCGTCAGATCTTCAAGCGGCGGGACCGGGCTGTAGCTATAGCGCACAATCAGTTTTCCCTGGCGCAAATCCGTGGTGCCGTTGTCCAGCGTGTCATACCAGCAGTCAGCGCCGATAAGCTGGCCGGCAGTGACTTTTTTGCTGAGAGCAGAGCGGATGCCACTTACCACATCTTTCACGTTGGCCGGAGTGAGCGGGCTGTCAACAGAGGTAAATTGCGCCTCCGCGATACTGTCCGCCAGGATCTGCGCGGTACGGGTGAACACCTCGAAAGTGTAGGTTTCGGTGTCCGTGGTGCGGTTACCCCAGAAGCGGAAACCGTCACGCTTGATAAGCGTCGTGATTTCGTTGTTGTTAAGCTCGTTCGCGTCGCTGTCTTCTGCCTGTAATGCCCAGAAAACATCCTTCGAAATACCGAGAACGTTATTCACCACAACATTCGACAGCGATTTGTGCCAGCCCTGGCTGTTATCGATAGCGGCGCGCAGGCCGCAGGCGTAAGCCGGGGCGGGAAACGTTTCGTTATCATCCGTCAGGGGGTTGTAAGCGATAAAGTCAGGCCAGATCAGCAACAGCTCGCGGTAAGCGAAGGTTTTGCGATAAGCAATAGCCTCCGCCATGGTCGCGCAGCCGTTACAACCGGCATAAACAAAAGCCCGAAGATTCTGGGCAATCACGCAAAGCTGTGACGTTACCTCCTCGGTGTCGTAGTCCGGTACCGCCAGGATGCGCGGACGATAGCCGGTTTTGGCTTCCGCCGTCAGCAGGGCATACATTCCCGTATAGCTGTCGCCATCTGTTCCGCCAATAACGGCCTGGGACTGGCTGGCGCCGTTACCGGAAACCTCTTTCACTCGGACAATCACAACGCGCGGGCTGCACTGATCGGAAATGGCTTTGAGGGCTTTGTAAAGTGACCCGGTTTTACCTGCCTTGCCGAGGACGTTACGCACCCGTGTCAGCAAAACCGGCGTATTGAGCGGGAAAGTTTCCGGATCGGCGTCATCAGCAACTGCGACAATACCGATCACGCTGGAATCAATGTCATTGATTGCCTGCTGTAGGTCAGTATTTTCGCGAGAGCGGACGCCGTGAAAACGAGTTTCAGACATAAGTTCACCATCATGTTGCTCTTTAAGTTCAGGGCAATATTCAACGTTAAGTCTGCTGGCGTCGCCTGGTTGCCGGTCTGCCCGTTCGCTGACAACAAAAAGGGATTCAGCCCCGCGCGCGGGCATGGAATCATCAGCAAAAAACGGGGGAGTTATGTCGATAGCAGACACGCTGACAACAGCAGCCGAAGCGTATGTAGATAAATTAAGTGAGGTCGTAAAGACACCGGATTTTAGCATCACGCTGGGTGGGGTTGCCCTGACCGAACTGGCCGACCGCATCACCTCGCTATCTGTTACAGATAACAACGGCTTTGATGCTGACCAGCTAACCCTGTCAGTAGATGACTCTGACGGGGTAACAGATTTACCCCCACGTGGTGCGGAGCTGGCGGTGTCCATCGGCTGGCTGGGTGAGGCGTTGATCTACAAAGGTCTCTACACCGTTGACGAGGTGGGGCATAGCGGGCCGCCGGATGTTATCGACATCACCGCGCACAGCGCTGATTTTCGCGAAGAGATGAACGTCAGGCGGGAGGTGTCCTGGCATGATGTGACGGTAGAGCGGGTGGTATCGGCCATAGCCCGGCGTTATGACCTGAAGCCGATGATTAGCGAGGCTCTGATCGACATTGAGATCGACCATGCGGATCAGACCGAAGAGAGTGACATGTCGTTTTTAACGCGCATGGCGGAGATGTTGGGGGCCATTGCCACCGTGAAAAATGGCTGTCTGCTGTTTATCCTGCCTGGGGGCGGCGTCAGTGCATCTGGTAGGGCGCTGCCATCGGCTGAGATAACCCGTGCCAGCGGAGATCGTCACAGGTTCCGTATTGCCGATCGCGATGCTTACACTGGCGTGCGGGCGTACTGGCTGGATCTTAATTTCGGCAAGAAAAAACCGGTCAAGGTCACTAAGCGTAAGACAAATACTGCCAGCAAAAAGGCTGAGGAGAAAAGCAGCCGCCCGGAAGGGGATTACATGGAAGGCGCTGAAGGTAACGTGTATGTTTTGCGTAAAACCTATCAGAACGAAACGGCGGCCAGGCGCGCAGCTGCGGCAAAATGGATACAGCTCCAGAAAGGCGCGGCGCAGTTTTCGATAACACTGGCGCGCGGTCGCGCCGATTTATATCCGGGTATGCATCTGAATGTGACGGGCTTTAAGCCTGAAATTGATACTCAGGATTGGATCATTGCCAGAGCGGAACATGTAATCGGTGATAACGGATTTACCACGAAAATGGAGCTTGAGGCGAAAATAAGCGACTGGATTGCAGAAACTGAACAGTAGCGGCCATAATAGCCGTGAGTTCAACTCCCTATGGGAGATCATCATGTTTGTTTGTCCCTACTGCGGCGCAAACGCCCGCACCCGCACCAGCCGCCGGTTAAGCGAGTTCACAATCCGGCAATACCATCAATGCCAGAACCTTGAATGCAGCGAGTCATTCACGACACTTAACACCGTAGAGCGCAGAGTAACGAAGCGCTCAACCAGCGCAGATCCTTTGCCGCCAGGATTTATCCCCGGCGACGCTTTCCCGGCTTCTCATTACGGGAACAGTCAACTTAGTCTTGCGGTATAAAAATAGCCCCCTGGAAAGGGGGCTATTCTTGTCAATGTGGTCGATATGTGGACATTTTTGAAATAAATCCTTTTATTTCAATTTATTAAATCCCAAAAAAAAGCCCCGTCGGGGGCGACGGGGAAAAACTCATTGATTATGGAATGATCTGTTCTCTGGTCAGTTCGAGAACAGGGCTACTCTACGATGCAAAAGTGCAGCTAAAATGGAGAAAAGGTGGAGATTCAGGGCGAAAGTCCGTTTTGATCAATTAAGGAGTAGAAATGAAGTGGATGATAGCTATGTTGCCTCTGGCGATGGCCGGATGTGCGCAGACTCAGCCGACGCAACCTGCACATCCGGTGGGGATGGCTAACCCGGCTTCGGTTTACTGTCAGCAGCTCGGCGGCACGCAGGTTCCCATCCAAAGCCCGCAGGGCGTACGCACTGAATGTAAGCTGCCCAGCGGGGAAACGTTAGATGAATGGGCGCTCTGGCGGCGCGATCACCCGAATAAGCCGTAGCGTTTATTGTAGCGATTTTAGCCAGTCAGCCAGCACCTGCGCATGGTTTTGCCGGGTGTTTTTCGCCGCATAGAGTAACGTCAGCGGCTGTTGACTGGCCAGGGCCGCCAGGCGTTTGCCTTCCTCCCGTTGAGCCTCAAGCTCCTGGCGATAGAGTTGGCTAAAGTGGGCGAAATCGATGGTCTCGCTGTGAAAAGCCTTGCGTAAATCTGCTGATGGCGTCAGCGTTTTACACCACTCATCGTAGTTCAGCGCTTCTTTTTTTATCCCGCGCGGCCACAGACGGTCTACCAGTATCCGGTAGCCGTCGCTCGTTTCCTGCGGGTCATAAACGCGTTTACACTGAATCAT